TGAGTTTACTAATCCAAAGAACTATAAAACATATGATGAACTTAAAACTAAATTGATGAGAGTTCTTGGTGAGGATATGACTTCAATGGGGTCAATGACTATGAAAGAAGAAGTCAAAATAAATGATCCAATATCTGCAGTTGAACCTGTCACTGCCGAAGAAGTCAGTTCAGAAGATGAAGATACAATGTCTTATTTTGCTAAGCTAGCGAAAGAAGACGCTTAGAGTACACCTGCTGCCATTGAGGCATCAAACATCTTTTTATCACTAACACCATCTTGTGTAACTATTTGATTACCTACATTTGTGGTGTTAGTGTTTCCTGAATTTTGAACATTACCAGAATTATTAACAGAACCACCACTCATATTCTGTACTCTATCAGTGTAATTATTAGGAGATATAGGTGGTGCAACTGCTGGTGCTACATTAGTTTTTCCAAGTACAAAATTAATCTTTTCAATTTGTTTTACTAAATCGTCTGTTTTTAATGTTGGGCTAAGTAAACCACCTTCGCCTTCAGGTCCAAAATCTAGTTTTCCACCACCAAAAATACCAGCTAATCTATTCATTATCCCTGGTTTTTTAAATTCACCTCCGTTAGCCATATTATAAACTAAATTACGAGTCATGGCTAAAGTTTCACCTAAAATTAAAAATGTTTCACTAAACTTTTCAACATTTAAGTTTGCAGCTATCTTGTTAAACGAAAGCATGAATTTTGTAAGTGAAGTTGCCAATGTATCTAGTTGATTGCCAAGATTACTTGGTATTTCTTGCAAAGGTTTCATTGCATCAACAAGATCTCGTATCATTCCTTTTCGAGCAGTAGCTTGATCTTGTAAACCAGCTTTTCCAAACGTTACAAAGTTAATTACTTTTTTAGCACCATTTATTAAAGCATCAACACCTTGTGCTGCAGTAAAACTAGTTATAGCTGCAAGAACTGCTGGACCTATTAAACCTATTGCACCGACTTTCTTTAGCAAGCCTTCAGTTGGAACATCTGCAAGTTCTTTTAAACCTGCAGCCATGTTACCTATTAAAACTTTAAATGCGCTTCCGTCAGCACCAAGAACTGAACCAAGTTTTGTTATACCACCTAGAGCAACTAAAAATGCACCAATACCTACACCTATCGCACCTATGCCTATTGCTGCTTTTCCAGCCAATCCGGTTGCTCCAAATATTGCACCTGCACCTAGTAATGTTCCAAGCATAGTAAAAGTTTTTACGTCAAATGCTTCTAAACCAGTAGCAAAATTTACTAATAAAGCTTTTAAATTAGCACCTTGGTCTCCGTCCATCATTTGCATTAATTTATCTGAACCGGCTAATCCTACAAGGAATGCGCCTAAACCTATTCCAACAGCGGCTAAACCTTTAGCGGTTTTTCCGGGAAAGATTATACCTGCTGCTAACACAGTACCAAGTGCCACAAATGACTTTTTACTAAATGCGCTTAATCCTTCTGATAAATTAATTAATAATTCTTTTAATCCTTTACCTGCATCTTTCCCTACAAAATTTCTAATAATCGCTTCAGCACCAGCTAATCCAGTGAAAAATGCCGCTATACCTACACCGGCTGCGCCTATACCTATACCTATATTTTTAGCTGCAAAAGGTAATACAGCGGCTAAAACTGCGCCTATTCCTTTTAAACCTTTTAAAGAACCAAAAAATCCTCCTCCTCCACTTGAAGAAGATGAATCACTTGTTTGTAACGGTGCAATACCTGCAGTTTGTTTGTCTGCTTTGGCTTCTCTACTTTCTTCTAGTTTTTGTCTTTTTAAATCAGCAAAAAACTTTCCAAATTGATTTTCTAAGCCAGCTATGCCTTTGTCAATATCAACTGATGTTTCGTTATTAACCTTTAGTTGTTCAATAACGTCATTTAGAGTTTTTCTTGGTGCCATTTACCTAGTTCCTGCTTGTGCTTCCCTCATCTTCATTTCTTCTTCTTTAAGATGATCTATTAACATATTAACATATACGTCTCTTTCCCATGGTATTAATCCGTCTATCTCATTCAATGAATATTTATGATGCTGCATTAAATCAAAATTAGTTTTATAATGATTTTGCAGTGATGTATGAGATAGACTAATTATAAAAAACTTTGCAGCCCTTCCACTGTTACTGTATTATTAGTATTACATTTTTCACATTTAAAATTAATATTATGAGTAAGTTTTGGAATATTTTCAATATAATTTCTAATACTATTAAATTGTTGTTGAGTCATAGATTCTAAAAATTCTTGAAACTCATCTATCTTCACTTCCTTCATATCAATTCTATTATCGTCATTTAAAACTGAAACCACAGATTCTTTTATTAATGAAAATATTTGATCAGTAGTAGTTGTTTTTTCACTTGTAATTTTATCATTATTTGCCAATGATATAAAAGATGGGTGTTTCATTTCTAAAACAATATTATCAGTTATTTTAATTCTATTTTCAATTTTTTTAACATTCATTTTAATATCATTTAAATTAAAATTAATTTTATTTTCATGTGTGCAGTTGTTGCATTTTAATAATAAATCTGTAGTTTCACCAACTGATTTACATCTTAATTGTAAAAATAAATATTCAACGTCGTATGAAGTAAGTGTATCTACACTTATATCTTCTAATATACAAGATCTTACTGTGTCTAAAACACCAGTTGCAATTTGTTTTGGATCTTGCGATTCTAAAGCTATTAACATAATTTTTTCTTCTTTAACTAAAAAAGGTCTTACAGGTATCTCTTTATTGTTTGAAGGTATTGTAATGTTATACTTTGGAACATTATTTAGTTTTGGCAATAAGCTCATTCATTCACTCCTATAATAAGTCAATTCCACCAAGTGGTGTATCAATATCCATGTTAATAAAATTTTGTACACCCGTTTGTCTTCTCCAGTTTGTATATGCAAATGTAACAGTTAATTGCACCAAACCGTCGAGGTCATTATTTAATTCAATAGCACTATTTGCTATTGGAAAAGCTTCAAGCAAATCCACTGAATAAACACTTCCTCCGCCTAGGCCCGCATTAAATCTTATTGGTCCTATTTGTTTGCTAAAACCTTTTAAAGGTTGTCTTAATTGATGTATAGAAACGGTTTTAGCATATTCATTTTTATAGTTTGAAGACATACCGTTTTCATCTATTATTGTACTTCTCCAACTATCAAAATAATCTTTTATTCCATAATCATTCATTAAATAAAATGTCATAGTTACATCATCGACTGCGTAACCATAAGCCATTTTTTGAAACTCCATGCCGACTCTACGATCATTAGTTAAAATTTGTTTTGCTGGTAATGTTGCGTTTGAGCATAATATATTAAGTTCTCTTGGGCTTGCTCCTCCACCAGCACTATTAAACAATGCCTGTATACCAGTAAATATTCCACCACCAGCACCTATGTTTGGTAGTGTTACTAAAAATTTGTTAGGTCTAGCAAAACCAAGTTTAGTGTTCGCTAAAGCTTTAATATCTTCAATACTATTAGCCATTTATAGCCTTTCTAGAATCTTGATAAACTCTTCCGGCAGAAGCTTTCGTCCATTGCGCCGTTGGAAGAAATGTAGCAATTTCCCATTCAGGTGCAGGTACTTCAGCAAATCTGGATCTAACATGTTCAAGCAAATAATGTTTTAAACAAGGCTTGAAATATCTCATGTTTCTTGCACCTTTCAATAATCTATATGTCAATGTAAACTTTGTAGTATCATCATACTTTTTATTATTAGTTACATTTAGTAATGCATCTAAAAACTTTGCTCTTAAAATTGGTGGTAGATAATGTAAATTGATTCCACGAAATCCACCATCAGCAGGTTCAACAGGTATCGTTAATGGAAATCTATCATAGTAAGGTAATTTATTTTTATGTTTTGGATCATAAAAATACATAAACATAGAACCATAACTATGTGATGCTTTTTTGTTTATTTCATCTTCTCTCATTAATGCATCACGATTTATTCTCGTAAGTCTCTGTACCCTTCTTCTAAACCAATCACGTGACTCTTGTGTACGAGGATTTATTCCTGCACGAAAAGCTTCAAGTTCAAGTTTTTGAAAAAGATTACTCATAAGACTATTTATAACTTTTTTCTACGTTTTTTTCGAAAAGGTTTGTATGGTTTAAACTTACCTAACTTTCCGGGTACTGGACCTTGTAAAAGCTTCATTTCTTGTAACGTTTTTTCAGTCCATATTTGAAACTTCCAACCACGATCTTTTGCATAATTATTTGCAGCTTCCCATTTATTCATATTCTTTATGTATGATAAACCTTCAGCAATATATTGTTTGGTGCGTCTAGGTCCAGTAGGTGGAAGTGTTTCTTTTTCAGGTTTTATTTCTACTAAGATTGTTTTATCTTCAAATACTATTTTCATATCAACAAAATACCTATGATACTTTTTATCCACTTCATAATAATAAGGTATTACTATTTCTTCAGAACTCCATTGCTTTACTTTAGGATTCTTATCACACCACTGAAATACAGCCTTTTCCCATAAAGACCTATATATTATATTATCAGCATTACCTTTATACTTAGATGCATTTTTGATTGTATATCTACCAGAATAAGCCATGTTTTTTGTTATAAATAGAAAAATAATATTTAATATATCTATAAGGATTTTAAATGCCAGTTCCCAATAATATACCATTAGTCGGATCAATAGGTAGTGTTGAAGACGCACTTGCATATTCTGGTTATGGACCAACTACACAAAATACTCAATTTGTAAAATCTGATGAAAATCCAGATGAATTAGTAAGAAATGTTAATACTGCAGGCAATCGTAAAATTACTCAAGACGATGATGCAGCTGGAACAAAAACATCTTACGTTGGCTCTGGACCTACATTATATTATCCACTAGAAAATAATAATCCTGCTTATCAAGCAAGAGTTACTTTTAAAGTACACTCATTACAAACTCAAATGGACGGTGAAACATTAAAAGGTTTTACAAAACACGTTACTGATAATTTAAAAATAACTTCAAAAAGTGAGGATATTGTTAATGTTAATATAGATGAAGATGTAGATGATGACGATTATTATGCTGGTTTAGAAGCTTCTGGAAAAGTAAATGCTGATGCTACTGGATCAGCCTCTAACTCAAACGTTATATCTGCACAAGCTGACAGAGGAACTAAAAATGTTACAACTTTTATAAAGGATAAAATATCTGGAAATGCTGCAGCAGAAAAAACTAGTAGAGTTGTTAAAGGTGGACTTAATTTCAGACCAACACCTAATCTACCTATTGTGGACATGTACTTTCCGCTTACACTACAATATAATGATAACGCTCTATATGACAATGCAGATTTAAACGCAGCAGGTGCAACAGCCGAAGCTTTAATACAATCTGGTGCAGGTGCTTTAAGTAGTGTAATTGGTGCAGCAACACAAGGTGCAGGCAGCATTTTTGACGCAATAACAGGAAACAAGCAACTTACCGAAACTGCTTTAAGAGTTGGTGCGGCAAGAGCCATCGATTTAGGATCTTTTATTAATACTGGTGTTGCAAATGCATTAAGACTTACGAACAGAACTGTAATAAATCCAAACACAAGAGCACTTTTTAGAGGTGTAAATTTAAGAGAGTTTACTTTTCAATTTAAAATGATTGCTGAATCGCAACAAGAAGCATCAATAGTTGAACAAATAGTAAAACATTTTAGAACGCAAATGTATCCAGACACATATCCAGTAAATATAGGTAATAACGTTTCAGCTGACTTAGGATTTGCATTTCCAAATGTATTCGAAATAACTTTTAAATATAAAAATGGAATCAATCAAAGAATACCTAGAATACATTTTTGTTATTTAAGAAATGTAAGCACAACAATCAACCCAACAGGCGGCACATTTAGAAGAGATGGTCAACCTAATGAAATAGATTTAACGTTAAGTTTTGTTGAATACAGAACACTCAACAAGAAAGACATTAAAGCGGGGTACTAATGAAATATTTTAAAGATTACGAAGATGTACTTTATCTTTTTGGAAGTAATGAACAACAAACATTAACACCTAATTTATCGATTTACGTAGATGTAATAGATCAAGTCAAAGATGATATTTCATTTCTAACATACTATAATGTATTAGAAGGTACACGACCTGATCAAGCATCTGTTCAGCTGTATGGTACAACACTTTACTATTGGACATTTTATTTACTAAACGATAATATCAGACAACAAGGTTGGCCTTTAACAAATGTTGAGTTACAAAGGTATATAAAAAAATCTTTTCCAAACACTACTTTAACAACAAGAGAAAATATTTCAACTAAGTTAAAAGTTGGTCAAACAATAACTGGTAATACTTCAGGTGCAACAGGTATAATTGTAAGAAGAAATCTTGATCTTGGACAAATAATTGTTAAAGGATCAGTTAATTTTAGTAGTGGCGGTGAAACTATTACGTCGTTAAATCCAGATGGTAACTATGAATTTGCAAGTGTAATTTCAACTTCAACAGAGTATCAATCGGCAAGTTATTATACTGACACCACAGGAGTTGTAGACTTAGGTGTTGATAGTTCAGGCAATTTACTAGCTGCAGGTGCTACAAAAAATGAAATAACTCATGAACAAGCATATTATAATGTTAATGAAAGTTTAAGACAAATAAAAGTTATAAGACCTTCGTTGATAACAACTTTAGTTGGAAGTTACAAAAAAGCATTAAGGACATAATGTGACAACGTTTAATTCAATTGAATCCATTACGGATTATACTATTAATTCAGCTGTACTTACGACAAATGGAAGAAGCGCTGAAGAAGTTGATATTAAAAGATTGATAATATCATTTCAAATTTATGAAAATATTGAACTTCCATTTCTTACTGCAGATTTTTTGTTTATTGATACTGCAAATATAATTCAAGATATGGACTTTCAAGGTGGTGAAAAATTAGTAGTTGAATTTCAACACGCTGAAGAAAAATCTACAGGTGTTTCCATAATAAAAGAATTTTTAGTTAAATCAGTTGAAAATGTAATAAGAGCTGATGAAGCTACTGATTCTGTACAAGTACATTGTATTGAATATCATGCATTTACCTCATCAGTGCAAAACGTTAATAGATCATTTATAGGTTCGCCTACAAAAATAATATCATCTATACTTAACGAATTTTTAGAAAAAGATACAGTAAGACTCGGAACCGATTTAGTAAATGATATGAAAGTTATAGTTCCAAATTTAAATCCTTTACAATCTGCAATGTGGCTTAAAAAAAGATCATTATCTACATCTGGTCTTCCTTTCTTTTTGTATTCAACAATTGGTACACCTAATTTAATATTAAGAGATTTAGGACATATGA